CAGCTTCTTGTACTTGATGTCGTTAATGACTTTGCATTCCCAGACGTAGAGCGTGTCTGGATCTTGAATCAGGCCCGTAATCAGCCCGTCGCAGTTACCGCGAAAGTGTCCGCCCAGCGCCTCAAACGAGTGCTGAACACCGGGTTCCTTTTCCGTGGAAAGATCAAGCCCCGCAACCTTACGGAGCATGTCTGCAACTACCTGTTCGCCCCGATGCCCATCGTTAATTCGACGTAGCCCAGCGGCCTCAATAAACCCTCGCTTGACCCAACGGAAATTTAACCACAGTTTGCGGTCACATACATCCCCAATAGCCGATGCCCCTAGATAATTCCTAGGGCGACTTTCTTGCTCGGCTTCCAAGGCAGCGTCAACCGCCTTCAAAGTGGGATCTTCAAAGTCTGGAATCTTAACCATGGCCCCTCCAAAGGGAGGCGTGACACCCGGAAGTAGTGGGGTTGGGCAGAGGTAAATGCCCCCGGATGCCACGCCTCTTTACTTACTTCTTATGCCGTTCCCAAGGTTTGGGGGCAGCACCCGCAGGAGCCGCCGGAGCAGCCGTTTCCGTCGCTACAGGGGCATTCACTCCAAAGTACCCCGGACGAATTTCCAGCTTTCCTTGTCTGTTCTCTCTGTGCGTGATGATCACTTTCAGCGGTTTGTTGTGCAACTGAACCGAGTCATTCGGCAACGACGAGAAGTTCAAGGCCGAGCAAATGTTGGCCAAGGTCTTACGAGCAATCTTGACCGCCGTCTCGTTCTTGTTGAAGAGGTTCAAACGATCCCAGAACCTGCGACCAACATACCTTGGTCCGAGGATTTCAAACTCCAGCCAGAGGTACTGACCGTCGCCCATCTTAGTATCGCGCATCTCCGAGTTGATGATGTGCATCTGGTACTCGCCAACCGGCAACATTTCCGGTTCGTCATCAACGAGGTGCTCAAAATCAGCAGGATTCAAATTAAGCATTGCCATGTTATTACTCTCCAATCACGTTGTTCATAGAAGTGCCAAGCGCATCTGCAAACTTGGCGTATTCAAGGGGAAGTTGATCCGGCAACGGCCAGCGGGACTTAGCCTGCCAACCCGGACGCTCTTGGGTGTACAGCACACGATTACCGCTACCGACAGCGCGAGTGACCTTCTGGTTGAAACCCACATCACTTTTCACAGTGCTGTACTGCTGGTTCGCAAACATCAGGATGTCGCACCATTCGCTGATCAGGCTTGCGCTGCCATGATGCAGGTCCAACTGGTAACGGTCATACGGGTCAGCCAGCGGGTCATCAAAACGCTTTACTTGCGTATGAGCCAACAGGATGACTTGCATACTCTTATCGGAGCGGAGGTGATCCAGCCCTTCCAGAATCTGCTTCCAGTAATCCGTTGCCGCCTTGTAGCCGCGACCGTAGCCAATGGCGTCGATGGTAGCCACGTTGTTGTCTTTAGCGACACGCTTGTGAACCAGTTGCTCAGCCCAGTCAGCCGAGTCAATCACAACGGTTCCAAAGTCGTGATCTTCCTGAGCCAGTGATCCAATCGCATCTATGATCTCTTCATACGACTGGCACAGCGGGAAGGCCGTGACGTTGATTGCATCCAATCCTTCCTCGGTTTGAATGAAGACAGGATTCGGTGCTTGGGCGGCGAAAGTGGACTTACCGATACCGTGAGTTCCGTACAGAACAATTCGGGGCGGTCGTGCTACGCCGGTCTTTCTCAAACTTTTAAGTGATATGGCCATCTCAAGCTCCCATTACGATAGATACAGTAGTTTTAGCGGGTTCAACAGTTAAAGCGGGTGACAACACTTTGTAGAGTTGCGGCTCGTTGTTCGCGAGGTACTTGACCCCGGTTACATCCAAGGTTCGCTTTACTGGCCACAACGTCTCTGGAATCTTGCTCGACACTTGGTCAAACAACTCCCAGTCAATCTTGCGATTGATACGACCGGTGATCGTGACTTTGTAGCTGCCGACAGCATGGGTTTTGCTGCCTTCCTCTCGTTTGCCTAGTACGGCTACGAGTTCCTCTTCTAGTGCTATCCGTCTTTCTTCGGCTTCGCGTTCAGCTTGCTTAGCCTTGAAAAGATCATCTGCTATTTCAAACTCATTTCGCATGTTCAGGGTTCCTTGTTCAGTGTTCAGTGTTCAGGTTTCAGTGTTCAGTCGGTTACCCGACGAAATGGACTCTACACCCCCTTGTGACGGTTTGCAAGTGCTGGCATGATGTCACCATGGAAACACGAATTTTATCTCTTGCAGAGTGGCTGGAAGAGAACAACTTGACACACGAAGAGTTTGCGCTTATGTGCGGCTGTACTCGCGCTGCCGTGACCCGGTGGGCCAGTGGTTCCAGAGCGCCATCGCCCAAGTGGTTGAAGGTTATTGAGCGTAAGACCAAGGGTCAAGTGAATATAGCGATAGAAGGCCGATTAACCGAGGGAGAACGCATCTATTTAAGCCTTCGGAAACAGGGGCTTACGCTATCTGCTGCGGCGAAAAAGATACGCATTCATCGCAATACTTTGGCTCGTTTTGTGAGCGGCCAAACAGATACGCCGTCAAACATTGTTGAACGTATATACAAGGTAGCGGGGTTGAAATGATTGACTTAGTGATTTATGGGAAGCCTGTGGGCAAGGCTCGTCCCAGATTTAGCCGTCGCGGAAATAAAGTCGTGACGTTTACGCCGAGAGAAACGCAGATTTACGAACAAAACGTAAAGTCTTTGGCTCAGGTTGCGATGCTCGGTAAGGCCATGCTAGAAGGGCCAGTCAAAGTCACCATTACAGCGTACTTTGCACACAAGAAAAAAACGGGGTGGCACATCTCTCGTCCTGACATTGATAACGTCGTCAAGGCGATTCTGGATGGGCTAAATGGCGTTGTCTTTGCTGATGACGCAGTGGTAGCACAGCTCGTTGCCTCAAAGCATTACGGCGAGGAGCGGGTAGAGGTTCAAGTAGAAAATGTCTGACAATTACGTAGAAAAATACGGCGAGAAACTCGTCGATGGCGGCTATCGCATCATTCCGATTATGCCGGGTACAAAGCGCCCCGGTCGTTGGGATGGGGAAAAGTGGGGCGAGCTTTCACGCTGGACTGAGATGAATGCCCAGCAAGTCCATGTGGATTTGTGGTCTAAGTGGCCCGGTTGCGGCATCGGGATTCTGACCGGTGAAGTGGTCGCGATTGACATCGACATTCTGGATGAGTCGATTGCCGTTGCCATCGGGGAGATTTTCCAAAAGAAGCTCGGTCGAACCGATCTGATACGAATCGGCAAGTCACCAAAAGCACTTTACCTTTACCGGACATTGGAGCCTTTTACCAAAATTTCTCTGCACCCGATTGAGGTGCTGGGTCAAGGTCAGCAATTCGTTGCCTACGCTACGCATCCCGAAACCGGCAAGCCCTACAGTTGGCCGCTGGAATCGCCTCACCAGATGCCCGTGGAGTCGTTGCCGATTGTAACCCGTGAACAGGTTATGGAGGCTGCGGAAGAGGCTTACAAGGCGCTCCCTCCGTCAATGCGGCGTACTCGGCTCGTTACTACGGTTATCCCTGATAAAGACGCTAAGACTTCGTATGACGGTCTGGTGGGTACACTCGCTGCCGTTGAGGATGCGCTCAAGTTCATTCCGAATCCCGATCTTTCGTGGGATGACTGGAACCGCATCGGCATGGCGATTTACTGCGCTACGGAAGCCAAGGGTCTGCACATCTTCGACCAGTGGTCACGCGCATCAGGCAAATACAACAGCAGCGAAACAACCCAGCGTTGGGAGCATTACAGCAAGTCGCCGCCATCGAAGATTGGCGCTGGCACTCTGTACTATCACGCACAGAAGAATGGTTGGCTCCCACCGCCGCACTTAGATTTGAATCCCATCAAGCCCGTTAAGATTGATTTGACTGGACTCAAAGAACCTAAGCGACTACCGAAGAGCACCAAGGAAAATTTCCCGAATGACTGGTTCACTAGCCCGTCATTGGTAGGGCGAGTCGTTCGCTGGATCAATTCAACGTCGCAGCAACCCCAGCCGACTTTCGCGCTGATGAATACGCTCTGCATGTTCGGGGCTATGTTCGGGCGACGGTACGCCATGGCGCATCTCAATACGCGCTGTAACCTGTTTGCGATTGCTGTGGCCAAGCCCGGTGCGGGTAAGGATCACAGTCGCCAGCGCGTGAAGGAGCTTATGGCTGCGGCAGGATTGCACCAGTTGATCTGCGGTGATCGCTTTAGCTCCGGCGTTGCTATCTTGCGAACGCTGTTTGAGTTCCAATCGCGCATCTCGCACTTAGATGAAATGGGCTTGTATCTTCAAAGCCTGACTGCCAAGAACGCAGCAAGTCACCAGCGAGACATTATCAAGACATTGCTTGAGGTGTACTCCAGCAGTAGCGGCATGTATCACGGCCAAGAGTACGCAGACTCGACCAACCGCGTTCGCCTCGACATCAACCAGCCTAACTTCAACTTCTTCGGCACTACGACTCCGAGAACCCTGATCCCGGCGTTGAACTTCGACATGGTGGATAACGGTACGCTGAGCCGCATCTTGATGGTTCCACCGTTTGAGGATTACCCGGACACGCAGATTCCGCAGATGACACCGCCGCCAGAAGACATCGTTAAAGACATGATGGACTCTTACAACGTCGTGCCTGCGGGTGTTGGCAATCTCACCAACATGCCATCGCTTCCTAACTCGCCGGTCGTGCCGATGATCGTGCACTGGGAAGAAGCCGCGTTTGAAGAGTACAAGCTCGTCCGAGAGTGGCAGGTCAAGCAGTCCCGTGGCGACGATGCTCTCTGGGTGCGCTACGGCGAAATCACGGTCAAGCTCGCCATGATCGAAGCCATTGCGCGTGATCCCATCTCGCCTACGGTGACGTTTGAAGTCTTTAAGATGGCGAATGATTTGGCTCGTTGGTCGTTCAACTACACCGCTGACTTACTGGTTCGGGAAGTGGCCGAGAACGAAATCGAAGCCTCGCACAAGCGCGTCCTGAACTTTATTCGCAAGCAAGGTGAACTCGGAGCCAGCAGCACTCAGCTCGCCAAGTCGCTCCAAGGCATGAAGGCTCGGGATCGAAACGAAATCTTACAGACGCTCTTGGAGTCGGGCGACATCATAGAGGATGTCATTAAGAAGGATGGTCCGGGCCGGGATCGCCGCGTCTACAAGATCAGGGGGAAGTGAAAAAAATGCCCCGGCGGAGCAAGAGCTACAACACCGGGGCCAAGTCTCTAGGAGAATAGAGATAGCACGGGGGGGATCTTACCCCCTCGGATCTTTTCCTGCAAGCCATGAGACGTACCAGAGGGTTTTACTGGCATCCTGCTCCACGGCGTCCTTATGGCCAAGCCGCCACAGGTAGGCAATCGCCGTCCCCTTTAGGAACCCCCGCCACTCATCCTCGGTCAAGGCAGACTTGATGGCGTCGATAGCCTCAATCTCACCCTTCTTGTAGTGGTTCGGGTTTATCGGATCGCTCATCGGACGTTCCTTTTTGTTTGGCCTTTCGTTTGGCATGGCTGAGCTTGGCCATGCGTTGGTAGTGCGCCTTAGATCGTCGCTTTTTTGCTCCTGAAGCAGCGCTTCCACCTCGGCTTCCGATAGACGCCAAGTATTCTCGGATTGCATCTTTATCCCCTTCCATTTCTTAATAACTCCAACTCAGTCTTCAAGATATTCAGTTCCATCTGGATCACTTTGTATTCTTCCCAAAGCCCTGCCTTGTGGACGTTGTTCAAAGCAACCTCAACCTTTTTGGCTTGGCTTTGACCGTAGCCCCAAGGGGCGGCTCGTAACTCCTCTGCCCATGCTCCGGGCGGAGATTCTCTATCTATTGTCATGGATCATTCCCTCCACCACTTTTGTAACTTGTTCGATGACGTTATCCCAAGGTGCAATCATGTTGTCCCTCGGGAAGATGCGGATGCTGGGATACCACAGGCTTCGGTCGCCATCTTTGTTACCCCAGTACCAGAGCTTGTTCGCATCCATCAACAGCACCGGTCGTCCCAGCGCCCCGGCCAGATGCACAGTCGAGCTACTGATGGCTACGATCACATCGCACATCTGACACAGCGCAGCGAGACCGTCGATGTCTTTATATAAATCCACCGAAGTAGTGACGATGTTCGTGCCGTGCTGCTGATTAAAGTAATCAACTGCCTTCTTATCGCTGCCGTATTGCAGGTTCACTAGGTTCACATCCTGCTTCATAATCGGCAGGAGCTGCTCAAGGTTGACGCTCTTGTGAGGCCCGATCTTGATGGCTGCGCTCACCCACGATAGACCCACCGTCAACTTGTTCGGGTCGAGTCCTGCTTCTTCGCGGTACTTCTTCACCAACTCCGGGTCAGCCTGCAAGAAGTTCCGGGCTGCGTACTTCTGGATGTCGTCCTTCTCGTTGATGAACGACCAGCCCACACTCGCAAACGGGATCTGCTCCTCGTGCAGCGCAGCCGGTACCTGATCGCTGTTG